CGATGACCATCGCCCTGCCCAGGGTGAGCACGGCGGTGACGGCGAGGCCGACGTAGACGATGAAGCCGTGAAGGGCGAGTCCCAGCTTGAGCACCGGTCCCAGGAACTGGACCATGTTAGCGGTGACCCTCAGCGCGCCGTCCCCGAGGGCGAGCAGGATGTGCACGTACCCGGGCATGTCCTGGATTATGCTGGCGATGACCCGGAACACCTGGTGGATGGAGTCACCGAGCAGCGCGAAGTCCTTGGCGCCAGAGGAGACGATGTTGGCGAAGGACTTCTGTGCCTTGCCTGCCCAGCCGACTGCCGCCGCGCCGAACTTGTCGATGACGCCGCCGACCTTCTGCAGGGCGGTTCCCAGGGGCTGGGCGTTCCTGGTCACCATCGCCATGCCCTCGCCGAAGGCGATCACCAGGGAGGGCGTGATCATCTTCTCGATCTGGTCGAAGGCGCCGCCCAGGTCCTTGATGTGAGCCTGCCCTGCCGACATGTTGGCGTAGACGCCGTCGAGCAGGACGTTGATGTTCTTCCACTGGCCGTAGAACTTCTCGCCGATGGGGAAGGCGTAGGCCGCGAACGTGCCGACCGCGATGATGGCAGGTGCCCATGCTGCCGCGAACTCGAAGTTGGCGTCAGCGCCCAGGTGCCACAGGTGGACGTTTGCCAGCCAGTCCGGCATGAACCGCTCAAGGGCGCCGCCGAACAGCTTGATCTGGCCGTTCAGGATTCCCCAGCCGCCGACGCCACTGGAGATCCACATGCTGTTAGTGGCAGCGAGCCGCTGGAGCAGGACGGTACCGCCGCCTACAGCCTGCGTGAACTCGGCGCTCAGCTGGTGGAAGTGCATCGTAGCGTTCATGGCCGCTGCCGCGAGGGACTCCAGGTAGCGCGAGTTGCCGGCGGATTCCCTGAAGTCCTTGTTCAGCCGGTCTACGTGCAGGGACGCGTCTGTCGCTGCTGCCGCCAGGGACTCCATGAAGCGGTCGCCGCTTGCCGTGGCCAGCTGCCGGTCGGTACGGGCAAGTGCCGCGTCCACCAGCCCGAGCTTGGCAAGGGCAGGCGCTACGTTGAAGTCCACGGGCATGTGCTCGTACGCGGTGCGCAGGTGCTGTGCCTGGGCGAGCAGCGTGGCGTACTTCGCCTCTGCCTGGCGGACGTCCATGCCGGCGGGCATGTCCCGCAGCCTGTTGGCCAGGATCTTGGCCTCCATCAGCAGCCTGGCGAGGCTGCCGGACGCCGGCATGATGTTCAGGTCGACGTTCAGGTTCCTCAGGAAGCCGTCGAGCGTCGTGCGCATGGCTGCCAGCCGGGCGGCAGAGACCGTGACCCCCACCTCAGCATTCTCGCCGCGCAGGGCTGCGTTGATGGTCTCGCGCATGGCGGCGAGCTGCGACGGGGAGATGGCGGCGCGAACGTCGAACGCCTTGACGAAGGCCTGCCCGGTCTCGCCCCTGATCTTGGCTAGCGTGGCAGCCGGCACGTCCATGTTGAGATTCAGCGGCGCCGACTTGAGCTCGGCCTCCAGGCGCGCGATGTCGGCCAGGGCCTTGCTGACGTCCGCGTCGACAGGGACCGTGGCCCCCATCTTCCTCGCCTCGGCGTCGAACTTCGCGACGTCGCGCCTTGCCCGGCTGGTGTCCGCGCTGACCGGTACCTTCGGGTTAAGCCCGGCGAGTGCCTTCTTGATGCCGGCGTCAGCCTTGGTGCGGAACGCGTCGGTGTCAGGGAGGATCGAGATGTAGGCCGAGCCTATAAGCCGGGGCATACGTTACCTCACCTCACACCTAGATGTACACAGAGTACAGCGTGTCCGACAGGAAGGGATAGCTGTGGTGCAGCTGGTCGGCAGGCTTCTCCAGGAACAGCGTGGGGCCGTAGGCAGCGTTGACCCCGCCATAGATCACGCGGTCCCGGGTGTAGCCCATGTGAGGCGCGACCGTCGACTTCAGGTACCCCTGGGACCGGGGCATGTAGGACGTAGAGCCGGGACCCCAGGAGTAGTTCCATGGCTTCTGGAGCGGGGCGGCGAGCCTGGCTGCCGCTGCCATCTTCAGGGACTCTTCCTGGAGGAACCTGCCCACCAGGCCGTCCGGCCCGTTCAGCATGTCTTCTACCTCAGGCGCGTTCCAGTCTACGCGTGCAATCAGTCCCGGCACTGTGAACTCTCCTCACAGGGTCTCCCTGGCGTCCTTCGCCTCTTCCTCCCTGTCGGCCCCCTTCACGACCTTGCCGATCGTGTCGATGCCTGGCAGGTCCCACGGGTTGCCCTGGAAGTCCTCCAGGCCGTCCCACTCCTTGTCCTCGAAGCGCCAGCGGTGCTCCTCGCCCACGCCCCTGGGCAGCACGTCAGCGTCCTTCTTCTCATCAAACATAGCGGCAATCTGCTCGTCGCTGTAGCCCCTGTGCTTGAGCAGGATGTTCTTGTGCATCCACAGTGCGATGTCCTCGTGGTCCGGGCGCAGGCCGATCTTCTGCTCGAAGCGCTCGATGCGGTCGTTGAGCGACTCCTCGAACTGGTGGCCCGCCATGCGCGCGGCACGGTCCTCCTCGCGCATGTCCTTGATCACGTGGAAGTAGGCGTAGTTGCACGCCTCCCGGGGTGACATGTCATGGACCTGCACCCCGCTGCCCTCGGCCAGTGACTGCCCGTCTACGTAGCCGTAGTTGGACAGCAGCCACCTCAGGAGCCAGAGGGCTCCTCGGTAGGGCGCCCGGACACGGCCTCGAACGCGGCGTTGGCGAAGCCCATGAGCTCCTCGGCCGTCACCTTCTCGGCGCGGGCGTAGCTCTTGAACTCCGACCAGTCGTCCTCGTGCACTACGTCCTCCAGGACGTAGTAGACAGCGCGCAGCCCCTCGATGCCAGCCTGCTTGGCCTCGGCGGACGCGGCCCACTCCATGAGCGCCATGATGCCGACCTCGTCGGCGACGCGGAACTCCTTGTCGCGCAGCGGGATGATGAGGACGCCGTCCTCTTCCCTGGCCCGGGTCGACTTGCCGACGCGAGCGTCCTTGTCAGCCGTGGACAGCTGAACGCTGGCAGCGCGGGTGCCCTGTGACGTACGGCGAGGTGGCACGATTTACTCCTGTCTGTGACCTGATGTCACGCAGGAGTCTAGTAGCCACGAGGGCCGCTGGGAAGTGACTTCACAGGAGAAGGATGCAGATTTTCGGGAGCGTACAGGCGCAGGAGTTCTGTAGCCCAGTCAACGAGGTCTGTCACCCGCTGCCCCGGACACAGAACATGAACGCTTCGGGGTATCGCTGTCCATGAAGAACAGGATACCCCGAAGTAGGTCCATAACGTGCCGCTGATACCTGCTGCGGGATACCGCTGGACCTGCGACGCGGCGTTCCAGCTGGACTTGAACGTCACCGCAGCGGCCACGCCACCGGACGTGCTGAAGTCCGGGAGGATCTGCCCGAAGTAGTACTGGCCGGGGTTGGCGCCCTGGAGGCCCAGCAGCGACGGGTACAGGTAGAAGTTGCGGGGCAGTCCGTCGACAGCGGCGGCGTAGGTCTGGCCCGTCGCCGTGTCGTAGAAGCCCGTGAAGTCACCGGCAGCGTCAGGAAGACCGGCCACCCAGACCAGGTTGGCGTCACCGAGTGCGGTAACGTCCACCTTCGCCACGGTGAAGTTGATCGTCCAGTCGCTGACGAACGCGAGCGGGGAGGCAGCAGCGCCGTTCGTGGGGGACAGGTAGACCATCCCATTACGGCCGTGGATACGCGACACTAGTCGACCCTTTCAGTCGGTAGGTCCGTCCCGGCTCCTAGCGCAGGCAGGCTAGGCCACGGTGGCTCGTATCCAGTGTAGGGTCTTCACACTTAGCTGGCTACTGCGGAGGACGCCATCCGTGCGAGATCAGGAAATCGCGGAAGTCACCGCGCAGCTCAACCGACGTGCCGGTAACGTCCACGGCTGACGGCAGGAGATCGAGCAGCAGGACTGGCCTGCGCTCCTTCGCGTCGAACAGCAGCCTCATCGACGTGACGAACTGGCCGAGGTTGTAGTCATCGATCATCAGGGAGCCCTCACCGGGCGCCACGCTGATCTTCACGTTTCCCGGGTGCTGCGGCGGGTGGTCAGCCATTGTTCCTCCCGATTACCTGCCCTGGCAGGGCTATGCGGTGATGACACGGACAGGTGGTCGGGGCCTCGCAGTGCTCGTGCAGCTTCTGGGCAACGTAGAAGTTGCTGTCACTTGCCCGGCCACTTACCCGGTCGGCCGCGCGGCGGCACGGGGAGCAGATCATGACGAGTACCCTAGCGTTTCTATGACGGGCAGTGTTAGCATCTCGGGGAGTGCCTCCAGTACGTCGTACTACGGGTCTGCCTGCCGCACAGCTCACACAAGGCTAGAGTATCCCCGCGTCTTCCATGATGCCGCACACGTCCGCTGCCCGGTTGTCGAACGTCCAGTCTGCGATTGCCCCGAGCGCCCTGTTCGCAGCATCCTCGCGCTCCCTGTCGTGCGCGACGTACCAGCGGATCAGCTCCTCAGCCTCCTGCGGGGTGTCGAACGCGGGCAGCATCGGGAACGTCATGTCGGACTCCGGCCGGTGGTCGCGGACGAAGAACATCCCGCACGCCGCCTGCTCGATCTCCCGTGGTCCCATCGCCCAGCCCTCGCCCTTGTAGGCGTCCTCGCCCTCACGGCGGTAGAAGTTGATGCCGGTCCTGGCCAGGCGGTAAATGCGAGAGGTCTCGGTGTTGTCCACGCACTCGTCTACCCGGTGGCGCAGGTACCGCAGCAGGGGCTTGTGCTTCTCCTGGATCAGGTCCCAGGCGTTGCCGCCGAAGCCGACGTCCAGGCCGTCGAAGCTCATCTCGGAGAAGAACTCGCACCGGCTGTTGAACGCCGTGCCGATGAAGGCGAAGTCCAGCTCGTAGTTCGGGACCTCGGACGGGTAGTGAATGTCGGGGTCGTAGGAGTGCGGGATGTACGCGACCGAGACGTTCAGGTCACGCCACTGCTGGATGTTCGTGGGATCGTTCAGCAGGTTGAGGTGGGCGTACTGGCCCCGGGCCAGCTGCTCCTCGTCCTGGTACGGCGACTCGGTGTGCAGCATGACGATCCGGTGGCCCCGGCGCCGCAGCAGCCTGATGACGTCGTGGGTCTGGAAGAACGCCGAGACGAAGAAGATGACCTGCGGCCAGAACGTGTAGCACGTCTCCAGCAGGCCGACCGTGGCGAGGTGAGCTACCTCGGCCGGCTCGGGCACGGCCGCCTGGATCGGGTACTGCCCGCACTCGCCGCAGGTGTCCTTCGAGTAGTCCTCGAACATGGCACGGCCGTAGAAGCGCAGGCGGTCGTTCGTGTTGTAGGTCATGACCTCGTGGCCCAGTGCCTTGAGTGCCTTCTCCCAGCCCCGGTACACGTCGGCGACAGAAAAGTCCGGACCTTAATCCGGGATGCACGATCAAGATTCGAGCCATCCCTACACCACCTCCAGGTCGGCTGGACTGAGGCCAGCCTGTCGGGCCTTACGGCGCTGGTACATCTTCTGGTAGTGAGCCTTACGGCCACCGTTCCGGTTGCGCTCGTTATCTTTCTTGCGCATGCAGATCCTACACTGCCGCCTGCCGTTTGGCTTGGTGTAGGTGTTCTCTTCTGTGAACTCGTGTCCCTGAGCACACCGGTTCATGAAGACGGACATGGCTGTCGGGTGTGCCCCGCGCAGGAAGTTGAACTGCCGCGTCGTCGCCTCAAGGTGAGCCGGGTTCACGCAGCCGTGGTTTCGGCACGAGTGGTCAGT